AGCAGACACGTTGGAAACGGTCAGGTTGAAAGAACCTGCCGCCATCGTGTTTGCTTGCACCAGATAGCTGCCAGCAGTTCCGGCGGAGCCGTGAACAGCAACAACAACATCAGTGGCTGCCACTTCACTGTTGGTCACAGCAAAAGTGGCTTCAGCGCCTGCAGCAAGCTCAGCGCCGTTCATGGTGATTTGACCGGATGCAGCGTTAAGCGTCACGCCGGTCGTCTTGTTGGTGGCCTGGGTCACAGTGCCGCCAGTGGTCGGGCCAATGAGTTTGCCCGCCGTTGCCTCAAACTTAGATGCCATGGTTAGTTACCTCCTAGGTCAATCAAGGGAGCTAACAACGGTCGCGCGGACGATACCAATGTTCTTGGTTTCGTACACCTTCGACCAGTTGCCCACGGTTTCCAGCTGAGAGCGAGTCGGGTTGACCGTAGTCACGCCCCACTTAGCGCCGATCGGGTGGTAGCAGTACGAGAGCGAAATTGCCATCGCATCGCTCAGACTTAAGATGTCACGGTCAGTTTCGGTGCGAAGAGCAACGCTCTCCGAGCTTCCGACCGCGCCTTGCGTCATGAAATAAACGGCGTACTCCGTGGAAGCGCCGCTGCCTGTGGTCTGAACGTCATCTGAAACGATGACCCGGAGCCCCATGAATGAGGGCACCTGGACGTTGCCATCAAATGCGCCAGCAATAGAACCGCCTGATGCAGTTGCACCAGCAGCGGTATCGGCTGCCAAAACGAAGTCAACGGCTCTGCGTTCCACGAGCTCGTAATAAGTCGCGCTGTGCATGACAACGGCTGTCAACTTATCCCCGGCATCCCCGAGAATGTTTTTAGCGCGGGCGACGTGGCTGGGATTCAGCGAAGTCGGTGAATCACCAGACTCAGAATCCAGGCACAGGCCAAAGAAGGCACTGCTGGAAGAGTTGGAGTTCAGCGAACCAAAGACACCAGACAGGCAGGACACGAGATCCTTCTGCTTCTGGTGGTTGACGTAGCGGGCCATTTTCTGGCCAATGGCTCCGATGGGGTCCGAGCCGGATGCCAATGCCGCGAGATCGCGTGCCTCAAACGCACGGCCTCTCCGAAGCAGCACGCCGATCTGACGATCTGCCTCGATTTTGCCTGGAGTCAGTGACGTGCTGTCGGTCAGCACCTCAAAGTCACCAGAAAGGTTTGCCTTATAAAAAGGCACGGAGACGAAATCTCCGCTGCCATCGCCGGAAGTGTTCAGCTCGGCCATCGGTTGGATCACGCCCGACTGCAAAAATGCGTCGGAACGGGTTGATTCCTCAATGACGTAGGGGCTGAATACCTCGGGGATGATCAAGTCTGACCGAAGGGTGGCCATGATCTCCTGAAGTAACGTTTACGGTTTGGGCATAACCCTGCGGCCGACAGGCATAACCCTCGGGCTTGAAAACATATTAACGCTCACGCAAACGTCTTTCCGCCTCGGCTTTGTATTCCTGCCAATTTTCGGGGTGTTTTCTAATAACTTCGCCCAGGGCCGACATGTTGATGCCCTTATTGATGCCGCCCACGGTCAGATCACGCAGCAAATCAGGATCAAGACCGCCGCTTGATGCACCACGCGCCGCAGGTGCGCCACCACCTTGAGGCTTGGGAGCCTTTTGC